TTAAATAATAGTCACACAAGATCAATTTGTATCAGTATTTTCTCGCAATTCATTAAGCCTGGGCAACACCCTGGCCAGCTCACTTCTCAGTGAGCTAATAGTTCCATTTGACTGGAATGTCAGATCAAATTTTGTCTCAAACTTGCCGGCTGCAAGAGTATGTGTGAGATTTGTCACTCCATAAATGTTATCAGCTGTGGTTCCTGTATTTAGGTCTACGAAAAATTGCTGCCCATACTCAATAAGAGGACAACCATGCATGGTGACACCTAGCTTTGCAGGTATGACCTTTACATCCTCCATGGTAACAGGAGTATTTGTTCCTGTCTGTGGGTCTGTATCCATCAGCGCTGAAACTAATAGTGTATTTGCCACGGCGCCTTGAGTTGTCGCACTTAGACTGATTGACTTTATCGCTGAGAATTGTGATCCAAAATTAAAGCTAGGAATAGTTGCCTTGATTGTTTTTTTCATTGAATTTGCACTAACCTTTGAAGCAACTGTCTTATAGTGTGTATCGTTGAGTTTTTGTGCTATCTCCTCGATATTCTCTTCAGTCACCATAATCGTGCCGCCGCCGAAGCCAGGGCCGCCCATTTGAGCTCCGACTTCCGGAGTCATCTCTGAGGGCACTCCTCCTGAGTCTCTTACAACTGCTGCTATCTCTGAGTCAGTCAGCGCTGATATCATGAACATCTCTGTTGTGTGGGGTGACGCAGCACGATCAAATATGTGAACCCTAAGAATTGTCTTGCTATCATCAACTATAGGAGGATCACCTGATATCATCGGCATTGACTCTATGTAAAATTTAAGATTAGGTAGCGTAAAATCAGGTGTTGCAATTCCTAAATCATCGTTCTGATAAAGGCTCACAAGCCTTGCATCAAGCCTATCATCGATTGCCCTAAACTTTATCTGGTAGTTCTCCTTCTCGTCTTCACTCATGGGTCCATTCTCCTTTTCCACTGCCTTCTTCTTATCTAACAGCTCTGATTTCTCTGCATAGAGATCTGTAAGTCCGTAATTTGGGTCAGCAGGGTTTGCCACATATTTGCTATTCAAAAATGACATGAATCTAGCTATCGACACACCTGGTGCTTTATCCTTTAGATCATCAAGCTTCCTCATCAGGGATACCGCATCGATCACGAACTCTGATAAGTCGAGGCGTCTAGCAAACCCTGCTTGCATATTAAACCTATAAAATATTATCTGGACCTCATCAAAGCGACCGCACGATGCAAGTGGGTAGCCGATGTATAGCATTATTAACTTTCCAAGTGAAACGTACAGCTTAGAATTTAGGTTGGAGGCCTGTGCTGGAAACATCTCAGCAATAACTGTATCATCTGGCTTGAAGTCATCAGTGGCTTCAGGGTGCAGTAAGGCATAGGACTTATCATCAAATGCGCTAGTGAGTGACGAATTAATATTCATGAACTCTCCTCCTGTTCCATCTGTCCCGATCATCGTTTCTATGATCTCCGCCAGGGTATCCGTCGTTTCTGTGACAGTGGAATCATCTGTGGATTTTCCCATTACAGATAAAAGCGCCTTAAATAGCTCTCTTGGAACAACAGATGAGGGCGAGCCTGCATTATTTAGATTCACTCTTATGTCTGATCTTATCTCCTTTAACACATTCTCATCAGTCTCATCAATCGATTGTAGCTTTTTACTTAAAGCTGATACTAGCATCGGCTTGAAGATCGCTGTTGGTATCACCTCTCCTGCTGCTGCAGGAACCATTATTGCTGCTGTGGTCCCTCTTGCAGCTAATCTTAACGTGATCTTTACCTGCCCATCATTGCCCATGGTATAATTCGATGATACTATGTTAAATAACTCCTTGCTTCTCAGGCTATTCAGAAATCTTCCAATTGCATTATCAGACGTTTCTTCACCATCTGGATGTGACCAGCCATATTCCAGCGAAACACTAGTCATACCAAAAAGATCTATTGCAACTATTGGCGCAATGTCTGCTAGCCTCGATCTATCATGCAGTGTTATCTGAACTGTTGCTGTCTTTGAACTCAACAGCTCTTGCCCGAGGCCCTGTATGCTAACCGATACACTATTGAGCGTCATGAGGGGTTTGAAAGGATCAAGCACCTTTGTTGTTCTTCCTGAAGTGTTACCTCCGGGGCTGTTTATATCTGCATTTATTAACGTCTGAGGTGATGTGAATAACTCCATTCCTGCTGACGACGCTCCTGTTTCTAGGCTAAATTCAGATGTGATGCCTGTCGATTTTAAATTTGGAAGAGCATGACTCAATCCTATCTTATCACTCGGGTCACCCGTTGCACTTACACCTAAAAATCTAAGAAGTGATAGCTGCTTTGTTGTCTCGCTTAGCCCCTCCGTTGTCACAGCAACAAATCGTAGATTAATTAATGGCACACATCTTGAGAGCTCAAGTGTTGGAATACCATTGACAAATAGAGAGACAGCATCAGTATTTCTTGTAGGTGGTCCAAGACTTAGATTTGGAAGAACTATTGCAGACAAGCTTGGAGAGTTGTATCTGCTAGGTGACTTGAGTGCATCATCGTCATTTACATCAGGATCTGTCAAAGCCGTGGGCACATCGTCTGGGTCTCCAGAGATTGTTCGAGTTCCAGATTCTTCATCTATCGGTTGAGATCGACACATCGACCTAATACCTACTTGAGTAGGCATTATAGGGTATGACTCAATCAGTTTCGAACTTCCAAGAGACTGGAGAATTCCTACACTGAACTTATCAGCGCTCGTGTTAATAGAGGGCTCATAATACACCTGGATAAAATTTGCAATTTCATCACCAACTGCACTTAGATGCTCCTTTCCGATTCCCTGGACGATTTCATATGTCGTGTATGCACCCTCAGATTTATCACAAATCAACGCCTGTATTATCGCTATTTGTTCTCTTGCCTCTGTTGAAAGTGTTGCTGTGTCTCCGGATGTAACACCTGCTGCGGCAAGTATATCGCTTAGATCACCTGATCCAGATTCTGTGATCATTGAGATCAGGTCACCGCGCCCTGTCATAGCAAAAAAATTAATAAGTGTATCGATTTCTGACTGAAGTTTTGTTATTGCCATGATTATCTCAACAGATCAACGAGCATGCCTATATTTTTTGGAATTTTAACTATTGTTCCGGGGGGCACCTGCAATCCCCAGCCTATCCCTGACGCCGCTGCTAGTATCCACCATAAGCTCGATGACCCGTACACCTGAGCTGCTATATGATCAAGTCTCTGATTTTCCTTGAGCACTATCGTGTTATACCCCACAGCACCTGATGAAACTGCAAAAAAGATCTTATTAGCTCCCGTGCTTGTCCCATATAGTTTTCTGCCTAATATTTTGGGAACAAAAGAATATCTACTCACTGCCATGATTAATCCTCGATGTTGCTTTCTGGGTCAACATTTGGAGATGTATAGCCAAGTCGACCCTCGCTTGTATATCGTGACTTAGATGCCATTCCATTGTCATCATACGGATCACCAGCAACATACTCCATGACATCTCCAACATTATATATGGGTGCCCTATTGAATCCTGCGTGATCAATTCCAGGCGGTAGGTCATGAATTACATCAAACCCAATCTGTACCTTGCACGCTATGGGTGCCCGTGAGTTCCAGTCTATTTCCCACGGAAATTCAAGCCAGTTAAAGCTTAGCTGTGTGATTGCACCTGCAAGACCCCTGCCTCGTGATGAGTTAAATGATTTAACAATGGGATTATTCTCGGAATTCATAAACTTTGCCGCCGGGAGCTTCTTGTACTTGTCGTCTATAGTATCTGCAGGAATGCCGGCGGCAACAGCGATTTCCTTTGCCACTGTTTCGACTAGTGCCCCGGCTGTTCCCACAAGACTTATTGATGGAAGAGCAGAAGTGTTAAATAGAAGATTAGGATTCGGCATGATATCAGCATGAGACACTGTAAGTGTCTTTCCAAGCATAGAAAAGGGAGCTGCTGGATCAACTATCATAACAGAATATTGTGTTTTAGTAGCTGGTGTACCGCTGAGCCTTGGGCCTCTAAACGTTCTGTTTGATCCCGGCTTATTGACAGGCAGTGTGAGGGGAACACCAGCAGACTTGATACTCAGTTTACCCATTATCATGACCCTCAGTGGTCTTACAACCCTGTATTTTGTTTTGGACTCCTCCCCAAGAACGTATCCTGCTCCCATTGATGCCTTAAGATAGTGAACTTCAAGCTTTCTATACCCAAATAGTCCAGCATCCGCCGCATCAGATGCCAAGCCCGATGCTAATGCCTGAACAGATCCCGCAGCTGTTAAATTAAATTCTGCAGTATTTCTAATTGAATCGGGATCTCGCAGCCTAGCCATGACAAGCTGTAATCCTAGAGGATTAGCAAATCCATTGGTTAAAACCAGAGATGCCAATGAGCGTTTTATTCTGTCTCCCGTTCCTGAACCTTTAAGAAGTTGCAAGGGTGAGCCAAAAAGACTGTAGAAGATATTTTCGAGCATGGTGAACTCCGCCTCCTCAGCCACTTTGGCCGCAGCATTGCCGACTACCTCCGTCGCTGGCGTCTCTCCTTCCTCCTGGATCTTTGGTGATATACCCTCATCTCCTATTCCAAACATTCGAGCAAGATGGAATTTAGAATAATTGCTTTTTATAACGTCGCCGACCCGTAATCGAATGATGGGAGATGCTCCCATCACCTGTGAGAATGGCATGATGAATGAGCTGTCATCACCAACTGATACCTTGTCTCCCTGCGTCCACTGTGGGTAGATAAGTGTGACTAGTTTGTTGATCTTCCACCACATCTCATTAAAGTCTTGCTTTGATGTCGAAACAGCATAGAATGTGAGCCCAATTCTACGCTTTGTTCCTGAATACATCTTAACAGAATCCATTCTACCATAGCCTGATGCATCTCCAGCATAGCTAGGTGTGTAATTATCTGATAGTGAATCTAGGAAGGCGTGAAATGTAATTATTTCATTCGTACGAAGATCATGAAAGTAAAATGGAACGTACTCTGCATCAAGAAGATTCTCAAGTCTCTCAACGATGTCACTTCGAATTCTCGCATCAGATCCGTCCATATTCTTGTCTAAATACGCCTTTTGAATGAGTGTCGAGCCCATTATTCCCTTAAGTGGGTTTGTTCCGATGCCAAGTGTTCCGAGCTGGATTGATGTCCTTATTATATTTTTTGGAACAAGGTATATTGCAGGAACTGAATTTCCCCTCCAGGCAAGTGACATTGATGTGGTGCCGTCGCCGCTTCTACTTTTTGAAATACGAGTTGCAGGGCCGTCTGCTAGCCTATCAACATTCCAGGGTCCGACAACATCACTGGTTGATTCAAAGTTTATGTTTCCGCCTGTCATCTTAAAGCTGACGTCTCCGATTGTGGCAGCAACGTTTAGGAATCTTATTAGCCTATTCTGACTAAGGAGCATAAATAGTGACGTTATAAATGACTGATTATCACTAATTGTCATCTTACTCAATCCTGATTCGCTTAAAGTTGCTATATCGCTTATATCTTTTGCAGCTCTTAGAACTGACCTCGCTATTGCTAGCCAAAATCCTGGTGCCTCATTAATATGCTGGCTATTAATGACAACATCCTTGCTGCTTCCCAGCTCTCCGCTCTTTATCGGTGAGCTGTCATCTGTGAATAGAACTCTTATTCCTCTATTTACACAGATATCATAAGGATGCTCTGTTGGTACTATCACGAGTCTTTTTAGCAGATCAAACTTTGCGTCCAGTGCAACATTTGGACCCTTACCGAGAAGATATGGTCCAGGTGACATAGGCTGATTATCAGATATTATATCGCCTATTAGTCCAAGCATGACTTTTGACGCTTCCATCAGAGCAACGATTGCAGCTGCAGCCTGAGCTCTGATTATTTTTTGTGAACCTCTTGCATCAAACATGTTATCAGCTGTGTACGTAGCTCCATGAGATCGTGATGCATTTGTTATGTCATCATGAGACAAAAAGTCACCCCTGCCCATCCGTGTGGAGAAACCTGCAAAGCCGCCCTCAGAAATTTCTGGACCTCCCTTTGCGCTCTTAGCGCTGAGAATTACTGGGTCTATTAATCTTGGGCTTATCGCATTATCATCATTGTTATCATCTAGAAAGAAGTCTCTGTCCAGGTTGTCAGGATCAGGACTTTCTCCAGGCACTGACTCTCTGTCCCACCCTGCTGCCTTAAGCATTAGTGATGCACCCACTTTCTTAAGGTTATTCTGAATCATTTGAACAGCATTTTTATCATACTGACCAAATTCATTTTGTGATGTTGTTGTGCCCGCTTGGTTATAGCCAGCATCGATATCTGTTGCTGACATGCTTGAATCATCAAATTGCGGAGTGAATGCTTTGCTATCTGCGACATCAGAGCTGAATCTATTTTTAAATCCTAGCACCTGATTCACAGATTCCTCAACAGCTGTTGCTGGAGGATCAGAGATTGGAAATGTTATTCCTGAATTTGACAGACTACGTCCCTCGATGTCAGATAATAACCTGTGAGAATCTCCCTCCAGACCTGTCTTATTAAGGATCTGGTGTAGGCTATTTGTTGTGTTGTCAAACTGACCGCTATTTGAGTATCTTGACATCTCAGATCCCAGCGTTGTTCCCTGCTTGACAAACGGTGACTCAGCTCCCTGGTCCTCTGCGGGAACTAGCACATCACCCCTATTAGAAGATGCAGATTCAACATTTCCCTTCTTAATTTTGAATGGAGCTTCTGGTCGAGCAAGATCAACTATAAACTTTAGATAATCACCTAAGAGACCTGTTGAGTCAGTTTGTAGGTCTAGAAGTGGTTCGCCCGTGCCAGGATCTACACCCAGATCATCACCTGCACCAATGATTCCATTGCCGTCAAGATCATTCACAACATATGAGATTGATGATTCAGTCGAACCCATCTGTGAAAGAAAATCCTTTAGTTTTTCTCTTGACATTTTTTGGTGTCCTCCTCTGACAGCATCTCATCAAGTGATTCCAGCATCCCTTTTCTTCCGTCCTCATTGAGTAATAGTGAGTGAACATTGTCAGCTAGTGCCTGCAAGCTTGATACAAGTTTTTCTGTCTCCTCTTCAACGTACTCACGTTCCTGCTCAGATAGATCCTGTAATGTCTGCTGATAAAATTTATTATTTCTGACGCTGTCGATTATGCTCATTGTGTTCTATGCTGCTCCTTGTTCTGCGCCGCCAACTGGTCGTGTCACGATAACTCCACCCTCTCCAGGGTGAGAGATGACCCAGTCTGTAAGATATGATCCGTCTGGTAAATTAAGTGTGACATTATAAACACCCCCAGCGGTAGTAGCACCAGCGGCCGCTTGTGCCTCTTGGAGTGCAATGAGTCTAGTCAGCGTCGCCACTGTCTCATCTGAAAGCCCGACTGCCTGTCCTGTCCCTGCCGCGGCAATCGCTTCTGTTTCTGGCTGTTCAGGAGCTCTTATCCCTTGTATCCGAGCCTCTGTTGCTTGAGCTATAGCCGATTCTGGGCTCAACCCATCCAGTACTGCCTCTATGTCTATTCCTGCCTTTGCGAAGTGTTCACGATCCTCTGCAGACATCTGCTCAATTTTAGTCCCTGCGGCTTGATAACCCTGAAGGAGATCAAGCTGATCATTCAGCCCCTCTTCGATTTCATTCACCTGCCCGGTTACACTGGAGCTCGTTATAGCACGCATCTGCTCCTCAGTCAGCTGCCATTCCCTCATGAAAGTCTCGCGTGCGGACTTAGATTCCTCACTCATCGTGATATTCTGCTGACCTGCCATTATGGCTATCTCCTGCTGGAATGATCCCGCTTGTCCGATCTGAGCCTTAAACTGTCTAGTGGTCATTTCAGCTTGCCGAGAAAACTCAGATTCAACTTGTTGATTTGATTCTCGCACCAGAGCAACAGCTTTAGCCGTAAGCGTTGTCATACCACCGAGCCCTGCCTCCATTTCTTCTCGCCGACGGAGCTCAGCCTGGGCCATGTCCGCTGAGATAGATGATATGGATTCACTAACTCCCTCTACGGCCTGGGTCGAGTCTGAAGCAATAGACTCAAGCTCCGCTCTAGACATGTCTCCCATCATGCCGACAGCGCCGGCGGCATGCTCGATGGCAGATTCAAGTAGTGCACCTTGTCCATCCACACTACTGCTGATTTCGTCGGTTGCCTCCATGGATGTCTCTTTCATGCTCTCCAGGAATTCTCGATGCCACTGCGCAGCACTACGAGAACCTTCTTCTGCAGCTCCCGCTGCAGCCTCTCCTACCTGCTCGCTTGCACCTGTGATACTGCCGAGGTCAGCCTGAATCTCCGACCGCATGAGAGCTCTTGATGCTCTCATTTCTGCCTCAACTTTTTCCAGGGTCGTGCCTGTGAGTTGCTCAGCTATGCCGGTAGCTGATCCTAAAAGATTTGACAATTCAAAGGAAAATGCTGCTGTTTCACGTGCCATCTTAGATGACACGAGACCTGACATGGAGAGCTTAAATCTATCCAGGATCTCTGATGCGTCGTCCAGTGACCTGATGTCATCGATCATTGACTCGAGGTCCTCACTTATTTCAGTCGGATCAGTTGCCTCCTGAAGCTCCTCAAATGATGATATCGCTCTACTTGGATCAAGGAACCGCTCAACAGCCTCGACGTCGGTGAATCCTAGCTGTGACTTTAGAAGCCGCTTCTGAGCTTGTGTCAGGTTATCAGCATCCATTCCAGCTCCAAGCATCTGTTCCCTCATCCTGTGGAGGAATTGCTCCTGATCCTCATTCGCGAGCTGCATCATCTCCATGGCATCGATGTTAACACCGAAGACTGATGTTAGATTTCCAACAGCGGTCGCAGCTTGCTCGTAACTCTGGAACTGTCCAACAGCACCATTAAGCGACCCAAAGTCAACCCCCAACTGAGTCAGTGTTGCGCTGATTCTTGCTGCCTCCTCGACAGTGACATTTCCAAAATTCTCGGTGTTTTTAAGTATCACCTCTATGTCTTTCACTATCTTCTTGGATGAGATGCCAGTCTGCTTCTCAACCTGATCAGCGAATCCCTGAACCTCCCTGAATATTGCTCCTGTTGACTCTCCTGTCAGGCTGATCTCCCTTGACACGAATGTCGCCAGCTGGTCAGCTGTGATGCCCGCATTTTTGCTGAAAAGTCCCATCTCTACAGCTAAATTCTCATTCGTGCTTTTTATAACGTCATAGGAATCTGTCATTCTAGTTTTTGTTATGTGAACATATCCCTCCATCATCTCCTTATGGCTATCAAACATCATCCACAGCGGTTGACCCAGTGCCGAGGTGCCCTCCTCAGTCATGTCATAGAATTGTGTTAACGTTCGCTCAGTCACGTCCACAAGTGTGGCAGCCTGCTGATTTGTTGCATTTGTCATGAAATCAATCCCACCGCCAAACTCAGTTAGAATCGGGCCGAAGGCATCCCTTCCCATTGCAGACGCATCGCGCATTGCATCAGCAGCATCTTCTGCGAGCCTTGGGAGGCTGCCTATGACAGACGCTCCACCTTTCAACACATCTGTTGTCCGTCCCCAGGCGGTGGCGGCTCTGGACGCTCCTCTTTCAACTCTCTCGCCGGTGGTAGATGCTGCTCTACTAGCAGCGCTTAGCTGTTGTTCGAGCTCTTCGGCTCGGGCACCGGCTGCGACTGCTATCCGAACCTGGTAGTCTAGCTGAGTTCTCAGCTTACTATTTATGTCAGCAATAAGAGACTCTAGCTCTCTTGTAAGCTCTTCTTGTGCCAAGTTACACTTCCCAAATCATTCGGTTACGATATAGATACATATTCAGAAATTAAATATCACTTAAAACGTTTGGGACCAGGAATAGCTGATCTGGCCATCTCACCCATGGGTATATCGCGTGGCGAGCCTGGCCTTCTCTCTGAGACTTTTTTCTGAGCCTGTGCTCTATCCTTAAATTCTTTTGCCAGCCTGTCAACAAACCAATTTCGATAGGCTATTGGAAGAGATCGAGTCTCTGTGTAGCTCATTCCTAGATGAAACTGTAACAGGAATGCCTGCTCTAGGAAAGACTCTCTCCAGGTGTCATTCAGGCCAAAAAAAATTGCTTCCGAGAGGAAGGGATACCTTTGAGTCTGTTCCGCAGCTCGAACATGCCATCCATGTCTTCATATCAATACCAGGCTCGTGATTTTCAATGTATCTACGAAGCCTTCTAGAGTCCTGTGCAGGCATATTCTTGACAAATGTGCTTATCTTATTCTTGTCACTTATTCCATCAACTGAGATGATCTGATGTGTCAGTCTAGATGTAATTACATTACCAACGGCATCTGTCATCATCTTTCGACGTCTCTCAGCTGTGACGTTGATCTCATTTTCATCATCTCCTGTTAAAAATTTAAAGTGGACATCCTTCTGTGTTATGGGAAGCCTAAATAAGAATAAATTTTCACCTTGCGTGACAGGATCGATTTCAAGACGCTTTATCTCTAGCTCTGAAAGATTGAAATTTTGGCTGCCTGTCTTTCCGCAGTCAGGACAAGTGACGCTCGCTGCATAATCAGCCCCATAGCCTGTCACACGAATTGCCACCATCAGCGCATTCTTGTCACCCAAAAGCATCTCATTGACATCTATGTTCTTATTGACTAGGCAAGACCTTATCAGACTTTGTATAACAGACCCCTGCTTGATAAGCGCTCGGGATGTGAGTATGTCCTCCTCATGAGCTGTCATTGCCTTTATCTCGACCACCTTACAAAGGTGAAGCGGGGAGCTCTCTGGATATACCTTTCCCTCTGATGGAACTGGAACAGCCTCAACAGGAACCTCCCAGCTAAAGTCTTCCTGCATCACATTTCTAGTTGGAATTCCAGGTTGTGATCCCTGAAATATCTCGTTTCTATCTGGTTGATCAGACACTCAAGCTCTCCCTACACGTATTATAATTTTAGTTATACAATAACTATATGTAAAACTAAAATTCGGGATGCTGTTGTAAAACGTGATTATCGAGTGTTTTATTTAGAATTGTAGCACACAGTTGTCATATCGAAGCGTTAGAGATAGCTCGACAGGTTCTGTGTCATTATCATAAGTCAGGGTATTAAAGTTTGCATTCTCTATAAATGCTCCCTTTATATCCCAAAGCTCAACAACAGTACCGATCGGATCTAGAAGCTTGAGCTGTATGTCTCGTTTGTAGAAATCAGCGTAACCAGCACGTCCGGAGACTGACTCGTAGTGTGTTCTTACCCACTCCATAACCTGCTGTGCACCTGAAGGTGCGATAGGATCATGTAGTGTGATAGACATATTTTGAAATGTTAGCCTACCAGCAATGTAGCGCTTTGCATTGATAAAGGGAATTTCCTTTGTAGCAATTGCCATCTGTGGACGAGCTGCGGTCTTCATCAAAAAGGCGTCAATACCCTCAATGGCAAAAACCCATCTAAATTGTCGCTTCGGCTCAAATTTATTGGGAAGCATGTCGGTGACGGAAAGAGTTTCAGCCATTTATATTTCTCCTAAGTGTTCTATCATCTTTAATTATCTCATAAGTTGAATTTATTCTAGCTTAAACTACTGCACCTGCATTTGTTACCACGAAATCAAGAGCGACAAATTCAGCTGTTCTAGTTGGCTGCAAGAATATCTTTCCTCGCAGAGTATTGTTTTCTACATCTGCCTGAGTTGTTGTCGTTGTGTCAATTACAACCTTATACCTATCGACACCGCTTCTCTCCTGGATGCTCTGCAGGATTGGTGAGACCAGCGCATTAAATCTATCTAATGTCTCCTGTCTGTTGGGCTCAAATAGCAGGGAATTTGCAACATTTCGAACAGACCGACGAATGTTGATGAGAAGCCTTCTAACATTAACTCTGTCAAGAGATGACTGATCCTGGAGCAGAGTTTTCTGTCCCCATACGACGACACCTGTTCCAGGGAATGAGGTCAACGGATTTATATCTGCATCATACAGCTCATCAAGATTGGCTCGATTCAGCGGTAGTGCTGATTGAACAGCTGCTAGTGCACCTCTGCTAAACCCAGCAGGTGCATACCATGGGAATCCAATTGCATCATTAAGTGAAAATGC